ACACAGGCGGTTCAGTAATGACAACAGACCGCAGAAGCGGGATCATTGCAGCCCCACGCAGAAAGCTTCACGTAAGGGATATTCCTGAACTTCCAAAGGGAACAACAGACGGAACACGTTTCGATTACCTGAAAGAAAACGGAACCGGCGAAGGTGCGATCACCCCGGTTACTGAAGGTGCAACTAAACCACAGGTAGACCTGGATTTGGTTGAAGCAAGCGCACCTGTTGAGACAATCGCAGGATGGCTTAGAATCACCCGCAAGATGATGAACAACGTTCCGGGATTGATATCTTTCCTCCAGGCTCGTCTTTTGGAAAAGCTTCTTTTGGTGGAAGACGATCAATTGATCAACGGTAACGGTACTTCTCCTAACATCTCCGGTATCACAGACACAGGAAACTTCACGGCAGCGTCAGGCGCAGCTACAGTAGATATTTTACAGATCACACAGGCTATCTCTCAATTGGAAGAATTGGGCCGTAATGCAGACGCTGTACTGGTTCGCCCTTCTGATTTCTGGAGCATTGTTTCTATGACCGCTTCAGGTTCAGGCGAGTTCGATCTCCCTGGTTATGTAACCTTCGACGGTGGGCAGTTAAGAATAGCCGGTATACCTGTTTACAGGACTACTGCAATGACTGTTGACAAGTTCATTGTAGGAGATTTCGCTATGGGTGCTATGCTGTTACAGCGTTCAGCTCCACGTATTGAGTTCTTCGAGCAGGATGGAACCAACGTAAGGGAAAATAAGATCACCGTAAGGGTGGAAGAAGAAATAGCATTTCCAATTTTTGGATCTGACTACTTCATCTATGGCGATTTCGGGAACGTCGCCTGATAATCAATTAGTTATGCAAGAGATATTCAAAGACATACAAGATTTCGAAGGACTTTATCAAGTGTCAAATTTAGGTAGAGTTAAAAGCCTGAAATATAGACAACAAGGTAGAGAAGAAATGCTATCCCTTACGGCTAATAGCTATGGATACCAATGGGTAAGGCTATGTAAGAAAAGAAGTTCTGTACATCGCTTGGTGGCTCTTGCATTTATTGATAAGGTTGAGGGTAAAGACTTTGTAAATCACATAAACGGCAATAAGGCAGATAACCGTGTTGAAAATTTGGAGTGGGTTACTAAATCTGAAAACTCTATCCATTCTTTTGAAGTAGGGACACAATGTAATAAGGGTGAACAGCACCCGTCGCATGTGTTGACCGCAAAAGAGGTAAGAGAAATCAGGCAAAAGTTTCAACCCAAAGTATATACGCGGGATATGCTTAGTGTCGAATATGGAGTCAAGCCTTCAACTATTAAGGCAATAGTTCTTCGAAAATTGTGGAAACATATAGCAGCTTAAAACTAACTACTGGGTTAGTAGTAAAGGGGCGGTAATGGCGGATTGTCTGGAAGAGCCGCCCCTATTTTATAAACATTAATAAAACTTAAATAAGATGCCAAGTAAACAAGCGTCAGAGCTATCACATACACGCCCTGACTTCACAGTAAAAACAGATAAGAAAGCCTTCGATTCAGCGCAGGCGAAAGTTCCCGGCGTTCAAAAGGAAATTCAGGAACTAGAGGCAAAACTGGTAGACAAAAGAAAGGAATTGGCTGCGCTTAACGGTGTAAACAGACCAATAGAACCAGGTTTCTCTAATGCTGCCCCTGCTTCAGACCAATTGGCTGATAATAAAGCTACACAGGTGGAGAATCAGAAGACTTCGACTGTTACCAAGAATACTAAAAAGTAAGCCATGGCAAAGATAAAATTCTTAAAGGCAACAGCCGGACACGCAAAGGGTGATGTGGTTGACCTGGGCAACGATGTACTATCAAAGTGGTATGTCAATAAAGGACTTGCAAAGGAGACTGATGAAAACCTTACTCACAGAACAGTGGTTAAGGAGAAGAATGAAAACGCAGGTCCTAACGCTAAGAAGTAATGGTACAAACGGCAGGCATATACAACTCAATAGTAACCGAGGCTGCGTCTATTACCGAGCCTGTGACACTGCAAGATGCTAAGGATTGGATGAGGGTTGACCATGACGATGACGATGACCTTATAGATTCCATGATCGTATCGGCACGGCAGGACATTGAGGGGTATTGCCAGATCAAGTTAGTTGACGCTTCTGTGATCGCATGGTATAACGTAAAGGATTCGGAGGAAGAGTACAGCCAGTTTCCCGGTGCTATCCGGCAAATGATCGACGACGGTTCCCTCCTGATTAATTACCTCGTAAAGGGTGAGGCGGATGAGCTACAGGTTATTGATGAGGATTACTACTTCGATCACAGCCTTTCTTTTGCCTCAACAGGACGGTTTAAGGTTGAGTATGATATAGTTGCTGCCTCAATACCCGAAACGCTAAAGGAAGCCATTAAAATGCTTGTAGCGTACCGTTACCAGAACAGGGGCGATCAGGACAAAGGTTTACAGCAAGGAATACCGGAGGATGTTATCAGTAAGGTCTATAAATACGCCCAGATATGGCTATAAGCACAGGCGATCTGAAAGAGAAGATAATATTAAAGGCTCCTGCAAGCTCTTTGAATGACAGGGGGGAAAGGGAAATTACCTATCCCGTCGATACGCTGGAACTCTTTGCAGCAGTGGAAAGGTTCAACCAGTACAGGACAGGTGAAGGGAATGACACTACCCTGATTGGTTCGCTGGATTTTATTATCCGTGATGCAACAAACAGGGATAGTCTTACTAAAGACTGGTTATTGGTGTACGGGGGAAACGATTATACAATCCATACAGTAGACAGGTTCTTTCAGACAGGTTTTATCAGGATCACCGCTAAAGCTAAGAGTAATGGCTAATAAGGGTGCAGCCATAACGATAAAGGGAATGGATGGGCTTTTAAAGAGGCTTAAACAAATCCCTGAGAACCTGAAAGTAGAGGTTGACGCTCATATGGGTGCGATAGCGGCGGATTACAGGGACAGGGCAGAAAATGACGCACCACAGGACGAAAGGAGGATGGCTAACCAGATCACGGTAAAGAAGGTAAAGGCGATGGATTACAGGGTTGTTTCACCCGCTCCCTATTCGGCATACATGGAGTTTGGAACAAAGAGCAGGTTTAAGGCGATACCGGGGATAGATTCATCGAAGTTCAAAGGAAAGGGAACGGGGGACTATGAGCAGTTCAAGAAAAATATAATTGAGTGGGTAAGAAGAAAAGGGATAACGTCAAGATTTTCGGTAAAGACAAGGAAAAGATTAAGCTCAAAGGCAGACAAGGCAAGGGAGGAAAGTGTGGCCTATGCGATCATTAAGTCAATCATTAAAAACGGCGTTCATGCTCACCCGTTCTTTTTTAAACAGTTACCAATAGCAAGGGCGGAATTCACGAGTAAAATAGATCAGGTAATACAAAAGGCAATGAAGAAATGAAGAATCCTGCACCATACATGCAAAAAAAGCTCTTTGACCTTTTAAGCGGCAATGTTTCTTATGAGGCCGCAACCGTACCTGTATTCAGCAACGACGAAATGCATGATGAACCCTTGCAGGTTGTTATTGCGGAATATTCAGATACGGACGCATCGAATAAGCACACATTCCAGGGATCAGGATCACAGGTAATTGAAGTGGTGGCACTGGAGAAAACAGCAATGAGAAGAAAGGTGGATGAGGTCGGGGAGCTGGTAATGAACCTTATTAAACCAACAACACAAAGCTCTTTACTTAACTCTCCTGATTTCCAGGTATTCATTGAAGGAAGACCAAGTATCAATCACATAATTGAACCAAGTGGGGACGGAGATAAGATCGTCCGCCTCATACTTAGATATAATTTTTTAATAATCGAAAACTAGTAAAATGGCAGATTTAGCAAACTCAATAGAAGGCTCATTAGTCACGCTTTCTATTTCAACAAACTTAGTTACTCCGGCTTACCTGAGTGTGGTGTGCGCTATAAATAACGGGCTGTCATCAAGTGCAGACGTTACCACGGTGGACACCAAATGCGGCACTTCGAAGTCAAGGGGTTCGGCAAACTATACATCTGATGGCAGCTTCGTCGCAAACCATACACCGGGAGCAGGTGAGATGAGTGCTGACGCTATGATCGCCCTCATGGATAGCGGCGCAAACTTCCTCTTTAAGATGGAAGACGTTGACGGCAACTATTACAGGGCGGGAACAGGCTTCTTCTCCTCTTACAATGAGACAGCTAACAACAAAGAAAATGTTCAGGGAGACTTCACGATAGAAGTAATCGGATCAGTTGACACAACCGAATAATTTATGATAGCAGATTATGTAATTGAATTAAAGGACAAGACAGAAATACCGCTACTGTTTAACACATGGACATTTAGAAACTATTCCTACCGGAAGGGTTTTGAGATGGAGGAGTTATTCACACAGGTAACGAATGGGACAGCATTTCGGGGCAATGATCTGCCAACACTTTTACATACGGCTGCCGAAAGCTACGTCAAATACAGTGAGGGAACCGAGAAGTATACAGAGGATGATGCCTGTGAATGGATGGATGAATTAGGGCGGTTTATATCCTCTCCAAAGATCATGGAAATCTATAAGCTCTTTGTGGCAAGGCTCGTGAATATCGACCCTAAAGTACTGGAGATTATGGTAGCTAAGGTGGAAGCCGGAGAGGTGGAAGCTAAGACCGAACAGCCAAAAAAAAAGAAGGTGAAAGGTTAACGTGGAGGCAGTTTTACAGGGATGCAGCTAAGGGAGGATTAAAGCCTCAGGAGGTTGATGAAATGAGTCCCAATGATGTGTGGATAGTAATAGACGCTTACCACGAGGATCAACAACAGGAGTGGGAGAGGGCGAGGGTGATAGCTTACAACATCCACATTCACGCTCCTTACATGAAGAGAAAGGAAAAAAGCATTCAGAGTTTCCTGCCGTTCCCCTGGGATAAAAAACTAATAAGCAGAACGCAAGCACGACTACAGGAATACTTAAACAATAAAAAGAAAAATGGCGGTTGAAGAAGGTCTGATAGTAACAATTTCGGCAGATGCCAGCCAGGTAGGGAAGTCCTTAAAGGAACTTCAGGCCCAGCTCAGGCGTTTCCAACAGCAACAACAAGCAACGCAGGCCGGAACAGCAGCCTACGATAGATTAGGAAGGGCAATAGATGCTACTACAAGAAGAATCACCGCCTTAAATGCTGCACAGGCCGCAGCCAATAGAAC